CATTATGGTACTACAGTGTGCCGTTAGAGACTCTATATTGACTTTTTTCTCTTTTGCAAAGAGAGGATTTAGTAATCAAACATCTGTGAAGTTTTTTGTAAATGAGCAAATAACTCTGGGTGGGGATTCATCTTATTACATTACTCAGAATACTTATTTGGGGACATCTAAGAAGCCCACTTGTGTCTTATATTATTCTCGATATGAAGATTCACATTTAAGAGATTTGTATCTTATACATGGTTTAAAATACAAAGAACAACTAGAATCATCTGCTAGATTTAGGTTTAATCACAATATGACACATCTTGCAATGTATGATAGTTACTCCGAAGTAATGGAAGTGTGTCTTGAATTGAGAACAAAGTATGAAGAGAGGGAACAAGAGCAACTCCAGAAAGAAGAGAATCAAAGTTTAAAGCAAGTCATAAAAGTGAATACTTATGAGGTATAATAATAGTGGACACTTTCTGTAGCGTCCACTTGACCTTGCCTCCACTGCCGTTTCGGATTATTGTAAATTCATTACTGCCATTTTAATCATGCCTACTATTGAAGCACCTAAAGTAGTTGAAACCGCTGACGTTCAAGCTAAGCCTAAATTTTATCCAAATTATCGTGTGTTGCTGCACAATGATGATGAAGTGTTTGCTGGGCTAGTTATTGAGGCTCTTATGAAGCATATTCCCAAGATGAACGAACAGAAAGCCGTTGCTATAATGATGCAAGCGCATCAAACTGGCGTCGGTGAGGTTATTGTATGTAACCAAGAACATGCTGAAATGTACCAAATGCTTCTGCAAAACGAGGGCCTTACCATCACGATTGAGCCTGTAGATGTTGGGTGATAGACAGTTTTTTATCTGTCCATTTCACTCTAGAGTAGATCGCCAAGACTGATAGGATACCCACATCTGAAAAGAAAAAAATGACTCCAAATTTTGCTTTCGTCTCCGATGTCCACTCGCAGGCTGAAAAGCTTCGACATGCTCTTGATTTCTGTAAAGAAAACAATCTGACTCCTATTTTTCTTGGTGATCTTTTTGATTCTAAGTGTGATGTTTCTGATAGCTTTGGAACTTACACTTTAGTTCGCAAAGCACAAGATGAAATGAATGCCATCGTACTTCAATCTAACCATCAGAACAAGCTTATTCGATACCTCCATGGTAATGATGTAGTTCAAAATTGTGGACTTGATGTGACTATCAGGCAACTGTTTGAAGAAAATGATCTTGATAGGGTTGAAATCTGCAATTGGCTAGAATCTTTCCCGTATGGTATTGCTTTTAGGTCAGTGGATGGTGTAGAATACCGAGCAGCTCATGCATACTTTTCATCTAAGCTCCTTGTAGATTCTTATGATGATTATTTTCTTATTAAAGATGTAAATAAGAAGTTCAAAAATCAAATTCTCTATGGGATCTTTAGTAGCCGTAATAGAATTGAGTGGTGGAAAAGTGATCGAAATCATGGGGTAAACTGGATCAGGGTCTCTGGTCATTATCACACTCTACATATTGATTCTCAATCATTGGTATTGGATGGATGTTGTGGAGAAGAATATGGGAATCTTCTTGTCTACGACGTAAATAGTTTAAAGTTACATGCATTTTAAATATGAGTTGGAAAGATCCAAATGAAATGACAAAAGAAGAGATTCTATCGGAGATAGAGTCTCTTAAAAAAATAAGAAAGATATCATCTGAAATAACAGTTGAAGGACTTTTGAATAAAGTATATGATCTAAGTCCCCTTCGGGACTTAGATTTTACTATTGCGCCTAATGGAGCAATCTACAGGCGGGTCAATGGGGTTCTTCCTGCACTTATGGAAAAGATGTACAATGAAAGAGTCATCTATAAGACTAAGATGATCGAAGAAAAGAAGAAACTAGAAAGACTGGAGAATGATAAAAATGTAGATGCTTCAATCATAACAAAAACTAAAAAAGAGATTTCTAGATGCCATAATATTCAGATGGCAAAAAAGATTTCTTTAAATTCCGCCTATGGATCTTGTGGCAATGAATACTTTAGGTATTATAAGTTAGATAATGCAAAAGCCATTACATACTCAGGGAAGTGTGTAATTCAGTGGATTGAAAGGAAATTTAATCAGTATCTTAATACAATAGTAAAGACAGAAGGTGTTGACTATGTAATTGCATCCGACACTGATAGTATTTACTTGAATATTGGTCCTCTTGTAGATTTGGTTTATCAAGGTAAAGAACGAAACGAAGAGTCAATTATCAACTTCTTAGACAAAGTATGTAAGACAAAGTTTGATGAATTTATTAAGAAGTCCTTTAATGAGCTTGGTGAATATATGAATGTTCATAAACAGAAAATGTCTATGAAAAGAGAAAATATTGCTAGCACAGGGATTTGGACTTCTAAAAAACATTATATTTTGAATGTTTGGGATAGTGAAGGGGTTAGGTATCAGCATCCTAAGTTAAAAATGATTGGCATTGAAGCAGTTAAGTCATCTACTCCTGCTATATGTCGCAAAATGATGAAGGAAACTATAGAACTTATTGTTTCTGGGGCAACTGAAAATGAAGTTATAGATTTTATCGAACAGAAAAAAGAACAATTTAAACAGATGCCTATTAATCAAATATCATTTCCTAGAAGTGTTAATAACATAAAAAAATATCATTCATCAGTATCCATATACGCAAAGAGTTGTCCCGTGCATGTACGGGGTGCATTGTTATACAACAATTACGTTAAGAAGAAAAATTTAACGAACAAATACCCCCTAATAAATAGTGGAGATAAGATTAAATACATTTATCTATCCGTTCCTAATCCGATCCATGAGAATATAATTACATATATTCAGAGGTTCCCTAAGGAGCTAGAGCTTGACAGATACATTGATTATGAGCTACAATTTGAAAAGAGTTTCCTCAAGCCAATCGAAAGTATATTAAATGTAATTGGATGGAAATCGCAAAAAACAAACACATTAAGTCAATTTTTAGTATCAAGATAACATATGGATTTTTTAAAGGACATTATAAAGGAAGTAGGTGGAGAATATACGAAAATAGCATCAGACATTGTTGAAGAAGAACGGTTTATAGATACAGGATCGTTAATATTCAATGCTTTACTATCAGGATCATTATATGATGGTGTTTCTGAAAATAAAATTACTGCATTAGCGGGAAAACAAAGTACAGGTAAGACTTATTTTGCTTTAGCTATTGTAAAGCATTTCTTGGATCAAAATCCAGGATCTTGCTGCATATATTTTGATACAGAGTCTGCTGTAACAAAATCACTACTTTCAAGTAGGGGTATCGAGTTAGACCGAGTTTTGGTTATCAATGTAGTAACAATCGAAGAGTTTAGAATTAAGTCTTTGAAGCTTCTTTCTCACTACTTAAAAAAGCCAGAAGATGAAAGACCAAAGATGCTCATGGTATTAGACTCTCTAGGTATGTTATCCTCAAATAAAGAGATTGAAGATACCCTAGGTGAAAAGAACACTAAGGACATGACAAAAGCGGCATTAATCAAAGGAGCATTTAGGATGCTGACTCTTAAATTAGGAGTGGCTAACGTTCCAATGATTGTGACCAACCACACATATGAAACTATGAGTCTCTATTCAACAGAGGAAATGTCTGGTGGTTCAGGTCTCAAATACGCTGCATCAACTATTATCTACTTAAGCAAAAAGAAGGAGAAAGAAGGAACTGAAATTATTGGAAACATCATTAAAGCAAAAACAAACAAGTCCAGATTTAGTAAGGAAAATCAAGAAGTAGAGGTTCGTCTATTCTATGATGACCGAGGATTAGATCGTTATTATGGTCTTTTAGAATTAGGAGAAATGGGAGGGTTATGGCAAAATAAAGCCGGTAGATATGAGATCGATGGGAAGAAAGTATTCGGCAAAGAGATACTTAGAAATCCTCAAGATTATTTCACCGAAGAAATAATGGAAAAACTCAATAATCTCGCTAAGTTATATTATAGTTATGGTCAATGAGAATCAATAAGAGCCGTATACAATATACAATTTTAAAAAATTTACTATACAATGAAGAATACTCTAGAAAAGTTATTCCTTACTTATATACAGACTACTTTGAACAGAAAGAAGATTTAGTATTATTTGAAGAGATAACAAAATTCATCATAAAGTACAACTCTAATATTACTAAAGAGGCTCTTTTAATTGAGGCTGTGAATCGAAGAGATTTAACAGAAGATCAAATTAAAATCATCAAAGAAATGGTGAATAGCTTTAATGATGATGAAAGTGTAGATTTAAAATGGTTAATTGACATTACTGAAAAATGGTGTAAAGATCGTGCAATTTATAATGCATTAACTGAGTCTTTAGAGATTGCTGATGGAAACGATCCTAAGAAAACGAGGGAAGCAATTCCCTCTATTCTGTCGGATGCCTTATCTGTTTCATTCAATAATAATATCGGTCACGACTATTTTGAAAACTTTGAGGAAAGATATGAGTTCTATCATAAAGTAGAGGATAGGATTCCGTTTGACATTGAGTTATTAAACGTAATTACAAAAAATGGGTTACCTAAGAAGACCTTGAATATTTTCTTAGGGGGGACAGGTGCTGGTAAGACTTTGGTTATGTGTCACCTTGCAAGTGCGGCTATTTCGTCAGGCAAGAATGTTCTCTATATTACGTTGGAAATGGCAGAAGAACGAATTGCAGAAAGAATTGATGCAAATCTTCTTAATGTCACACTTGATACTCTAGGTAAAATATCTAAGAGTATATTTACTAGTAAATTATCACATTTAGCTAAGAAAACTACAGGAAAACTAATTATAAAAGAATATCCAACTGCAACCGCACATTCTGGACACTTTAAATCACTTCTCAGTGAACTTTCTTTAAAGAAATCGTTTACCCCAGATCTTATTATTATTGACTATCTGAATATCTGTGCTTCTTCTAGATATAAAGCCAACAATACAATCAATTCATATTCTTATGTTAAGGCAATTGCGGAAGAACTGAGAGGATTAGCTGTAGAGTATGATGTTCCTGTTGTTAGCGCAACTCAGACTACAAGAAGTGGTTATGGTAGTTCTGATCCAGATTTAACTGATACATCAGAATCTTTTGGTTTGCCTGCAACTGCTGACTTTATGATAGCATTAATTACAAGCGACGAGCTTGAAGAAATGGGTCAAATTATGTTTAAACAACTAAAGAACCGATACGGTCCAGCAGACTATAAGAAAAGATTCACTGTTGGAATTGATAGATCTAAAATGAGATTGTTCGATTGTGAACAAAAAGCCCAAGCCGGGATTATAGATGCCGGAAAAGATTATGACGTAGAAGATGATGTAACCACATCAAAGAATACTAGAAAAATCTTTGATAATTTTAAATTTAACTGAGGTAAATTATGTCAGA